TGACGAACATCACAAGTACGAGGATACCAAACATGTCCGCATTTTTTACATTCGCATTTATTCATTTTTACTATCATATTACTTATATCCTTTCGTATAATATATCACATAAGAACTGCAAAGTCAACAATTTTTTTATTTAACTCCAATTTAATTTTATCCCTATATTCCCGCGCCTGCTCCAGTATCCTATCACGAGCCGGGCAGTCGGTGTACTGCTCGGCCAGGCGCTCGCATTCGGCGGCTTTTTCTGCCAGTGACATATCGCGCCAAGGTTTAGCGGTGTTCATCACGTATTATCAGCCCGCACCCTTCCGCTGCTCTTACTCCCACGTTCAACCGATCCACGGCTCAGTACCTGGCTGCTGATATTATCCGATAGTACCTGGCTATACGATGCTCCGAAATCGTGCGCTTGCGGTATCCATAGGCTGCGGGATTCTGGCGATACGCCGATATCATCCAGGTCTACAAAGTCGCGTGATTGACAGCGTGATATTTTCTGATAAGCTACCATATTACCTTTCCTTTCCTTTCATGTTGATAAGGTTAGTATATTCTATTTCCCTGTTTTTGAGATCGTCGTATAATTTACATATAGCAATTCTCACAATGTCAGGATGAGATATTTTCTTACCTTTACGGTTCATGTAGTAGCTGATTTTATCCAGTTGCAAATGGTATGATTTATCGAGAGCGCCGTACCATAGTATTTTCGACCTGCGTTTTTTTACTTTTTCCATAGATAACCTATACTACCTCACCACGTTCATACCATTTATGGTAAGGTATGGTTTTTTCAGTTTTTAGAGCCATTATATCATCGTGCATTTCAGGATTTAAAATCTGTAATATTTTACGGCTGTTATTTCTTATCCACTCCTTAGCGTTATCAAAATCACAATATCTTATTTTTGTCCATTTCATGTAGCACATTTGAACCTCGCCAGGATCAACCAAAAAACTACGGCATAATTCATTTAATTCCCTACACCTATTGTTGAATGACTGGAATATTGGATTTGTTACATTTTCATCATACTTGTATTCCTTACCAAAATAATCCTCAAGGCATTTATAACTGTCAGGTGTAGCATGTACTGATTCTCTACTATTTGAATTTCTCATAATTCCCCAAATTTCTTTTTCATTTCAATTTGAGTTTTCTCATCATCTTGTTCGTCTTTGCCATAATAGCATATCGACTTTTTAAAATTGCGCTCTATTGTAGATTTCCAGTCCATCTCATAATCCGGTTTACAACGGGCAGCATCTCGCTTGTTCTTCCAACCGGCTTTAGTTCCCCAAAATTCTTCCCACATACGAAATAGCGTTCGCTTAACGCAACAACCTGGAAAGTATTCTTTCCGTACCTCTATCCATTTCCAATCTTTTAAAAGAGCATCAAAACACGGTTCTGATATTTTTAGGTATTCTTCGAATCCTTCATCAGTATTTTGTTGCCAAGTAACCTTCTTAACTTCTAAAACATTACTAATATCATTATCTATTTCTATCTTCATTGTCATTGAAGTGTCAGAGACACTTTGCAAAGTGTTTAACAGTTCTTTGATTTTAATAGAGATATGATGAAATTTATAAGTATCGATAAACTTGTTCCAACAAGCAAAAGATTTAAAATTATTGAAGTCCTGGATTATTGATATTTCTAAAAGAGCAGGATTACCCTTGAAGTTTCTTTTCATAAATCCATGAACGAAAACTATAGAATCATCGTATGTTATTTTTTTATGAATATTTTGTAAGGAATTTAGAATTTTTGATATTTTGTCTGTTTTTATATTTGTTCTTTCTGAGATATATTTTTTTGATATAGAGTAAATTCCACTTTCAGAGGTTAGTTGGTTGGTGAAAAAGAAAGCATAAACCAATTTTTCATCAGAAGATAGCTTTTCAATGTCTGGATCAGTCCAGAAACTACACATAAAAGGCCTGTATTTAGCCATCAGGAAACCTAAAAGCCTGCCCCCCTGCGCCGTGACCAGACAGCGCAAGAGGCAAGGACGGCGAACCGCACAGGCATTATTTAAAAATGAAAATCAATTGGAATCTGGTCATACCATACAATCTAACCTGTTTTCCCATAAATGTCAAATATTTTTTCATTTAAATGTTGAAATATCCAATTAAATAACCTAAATTATACTCATTGAAACCTATCAAACCGAGATCCCTGCGCTCCCCAAAGAGCAAACCGAACCCAACGGCCACATCGAGCAATCCACATGCGCCGATTGCATCATCTACAAGAACAATATCAATCACAAACTCGACGCGCTATGTATGATGTGTCCCAGAGTACCATGAAATACACGTTTGCAGCCCCGGCAATGGCCTTATTAATGTTTAGCCTATCATCCGGTCAATACCAGGACTACTACCGCAATGGCTGGCTTTTCCTGACGTATAACGATACGATTAAACCGGTTCCTAATTTGTATTTCGACCTGGATCGCACATACTCAAACCACCATAAAATAGATTTAATGCAAAATCAAGCCGGTGATAAATTCTGGCAAGTATCAATAATTCAGGAACCGAAAAAAGAAAAACATTGATTTATATCTAAGAATAGATTATTATTAAATATAGCATAAGGGGCATTGTGTGCAGCATATCCTATTTTCGGCTCTACTGCAAGCGGGGCGCGTCCTGAATAACAGGGGCACGGGATAATACGCCGCAACACTAACGGGAGCGAGGGCAGCATGGATGCGCCCTATGTGCAGCAAAGCACTGGCCCGGAAATCGCCGTAGGGGTAAGGGGCGAAATGCGTTTTTTCATCAAAAACAATGTATAGAACGTAACTATTATGCTTGATGTATCAACAAAAAAACAACTCGGCTATGATAAGCGTCCTGGTCATTGCGGTCGCACAAAAGCCGGTGCAATACTTTCCATCAAAGGGATGTATCAAAAGGCTATGCGAGTTGTTGACGCTACGCTGGATCAAGGTGACCTCAAAGCCGCAATATTCGCAATTGAACAGGTTGACGGTAAAGCCAAACAGAAAATTGATGTGACATCGAAAAATAAACAGTTAAATACCGCTCCAATATTTCTCACTACCGACCCGGAATTAAAATCTATAGTTGAAAAACTTTCATCTGGTGAATAATGAAAACTATACCAACGCGGGTATATAAAGAGAATGCAGCCGCGTACCTCAGCAAGACAAAACGCCGCGCCCTCAATGAGGGTGGCACAACTTCCAGCAAAACTCACTCTATAATATCACTCTTAATCTACATCGCCCAATGTGCGATCAGACCGTTGATAATATCAGTGGTCAGTGAGAGTTTGCCACATTTGCGGAGAGGGTGTATTCGTGATTTCGTGCGTATACTTGGCGATGATTACGATGATTCAAAGTTCAATAAGAGTGAGCACATTTATAATTTTGGCAAAGCTATTATTGAATTTTTCCCGGCTGACGATCCAACTAAAATGCGTGGTGGTCGCCGGGACATTCTCTATATAAACGAGTGTAATAATGTGCATTATGATTCATATCGTGAGTTAGATATTCGTACCTCACGTTTCACTTTTCTTGATTGGAACCCTACTTGCGAGTTTTGGGCGCATACCAAAGGGTTGACAACAGATCCATTAACTGAGTTTATTCACAGTACATACCTGGACGTTAAAGCTGTGATAAATTTTTTTGATCCAATATCAAGAGAAATCATACAAAAAGTAATTGATAACATTGAAAGCAACCGTGATAAAGACCCTAACTGGTGGCGCGTGTATGGTCTCGGGCTTGTAGGTAAAATCGAAGGGTTAATACATCCCAATTTTACAACAATCAAAGAGTGGCCTAATTATGGAAATATTGATGGATATGGTTTAGACTTCGGATTTAACGAACCGGCTGCGCTTGTTCATTGTAAATTACTTAATGAATTTTTAGTATCTGATGAATTACTGTATGAAACAGGATTAACTAATAGCGATTTAGATAAAAGATTTGTTACGCTTGGTCTTATTCGCGGTCAATCTGAGATCATTGCAGACTGTGCAGAACCTAAAAGCATTGAGGAACTACACCGCATGGGATGGAATATTAAACCTGCTATAAAAGGCCCGGATAGTGTTGTAGCAGGAATACAGAAAGTTAACCAGTATAAGCAAGTTTGGACTGATAGAAGTATCAACGCAATTAAGGAACAGCGTAATTATATGTGGATGCGTGATAAAAATGGTAAAATCTTAGATTGCCCTGCTAACAACGGATTTGATCATTGCCTTGATGCAAGGCGATATTTTATAGCCAGTAAAAAATTAGGCCCAGCTCCTGGTCAAGCTTTGAGATTAGCGATATGAACGAATTTAATAATTACGATGTTAAAAGAGTAGAAAAATGCGTATCTGAATTGCTATTGCATTTCGATACTGTACAAATATTTTGTACTCGTTCTGATGATACCGGTGATAGCACACAGAACATACATAGCGGTCGAGGTAATTGGTTTGCCCGATACGGACAAGTGAAAGCCTTTGTACATGACCATGAAATAGGTTATATTAATGCTATAAAGCAAAAAAGTCAAGAAGATACAGAAATTTAACAAGGATTGAATATGTCAAATGAAAGTGGATTGCCAACAGCATCGCAGTTAGTACCTGATAGCAGTATATACAATAACCCAACAACAGGCATACTACAGGATTATACAGGATACAAAGATTACCGCACGGTTAATCAGTATGACTTTCTGGAGCATACGTTTGAGGGGTCGCGGCATTATCGAGATTGCGGTTATTTACAGTATACCGATAGGGAAATGTTTTATCAGACGCGCAGGAAAATAAGTTATTATGTTAATGTTTTTAAACCGATCATCAATGCTATGGTTGATCCTTGCTTTCAAGGCGAGATCAGGCGCGAAACTACAAACGAACTATTTGAGGCTTTCATTGACAACTGCGACAACGCCGGAACGTCGCTCAATACGTTTATGAAAAACGCTATTAAACATGCGCGGCTGTTCTCACTCAATTTCATCGTGATGGATAATCTCACGGCTGATGTTGTGGCACAAGCGCAGACTGCAGAGGAGATGAAAGCAAAACGCGCATTTCCGTACATCTACGAGCGCAAGCCGCAACAAGTGAAAAATCATGTTTGCGACGCGCAGGGCAAGCTGGTATCAATCACGTTTTACGACAAGTACGAGAAAGTGAAAACCGGTGATAAAACAGAGTGCCGCCAGTATTTCAGGCAATGGGATAACCAGAACTGGAAGTTGTTTTACATTGTCAGAACTGATGGCAAAGAAATTACCATCGTAGAAGAAGAAGGAATACACGGTCTCGGTGTTATCCCTGTGGTAATTATCACGGCCTTTGCTTCCAGTGCGAAAATTAAAGAGTTTCCCGATCCGGCGTTTTATAATCTGGCGGTGCTGGTTCACGGGCTGTTTAATAAAGAGTCGCAGGTTAATTTCATGGAGATTATGCAGACGTTTAGCATCCTCGTTACAAGCGGGTTAGGTGCAGGAGCGAAGTCGCTTGGCCCTGCTACTTTCCTCGATTGCGGCACTGATAGCAAATGGCCTCCACAGTACATTGCGCCTTCACAAGAGGGTATCAAAACGCTGGTAGATAACTGCGAACGGCTCAAGGGCGAGATAAAGGACGAGGCTAAACAGGCTGGTGTAGTGGGTGTGGTGGAATCGAAAAGCGGGATTGCAAAAGAATGGGATTTCCGCGCAGAGGAACAGGTACTCAAGGAAACAAGCGAGTGCGGGGAAGAAACAGAGGAAGACCTGGCGGTGTTGTTTGGTCTGTATATCGGCAGCGATATACCGTATGATGTAGAATATCCGCATTCATTTAGCCCTACTGCTGATAACGACGATATTACAACTGCATTATTGATACTCAAGGAGTTCCCGCCAGAATCTGTTAAAAAACTATTGTGGCTTGATATTGCAGAGCGCAGATGGAAAAATGATCCTGAGAAATTGCAGGAAATAAAGGATGCTCTTGAGGCTGATTTGATAGAAGCAACAGAGATAAAGAAAATGCAACTTAGTGAATCTATGACATTAACTAATCAAGGTGATGCAATAGGTGAATAAGATACAAAAAGCAGTATCTGATTTTGAGAAAAAAAACGGTGTATTGCTGAAAAAGGTTAGTGATGCACTGATTTCTACTATATCAGAAAATGATAGTGTATCTGTAATATCAGATAAAATCACTAAGATATACACAAAGTACAATGTTAAAAAAGAGACTAAAAATTTACTGCTTAATTACATTGTTGAATCTGTATCTATTGGAATTGGTACAGAAATAGCAGGAAAAAAGCGAGTAAATAGCTTTAAATATTGGTATGCAGAACACGCATACAATGCTGCTGGTGTACCGATTAAGACTACACTAAATTCTATTACTGATATACTGGCAGTAAAAAAAGAAATAACGCGATCACTTGCTGCCGGGAGTTCGTGGCGTAAGGCTGCACAGGATTTATCAGATAAAAAAATAATAATATCTGATGTGGCAAAAGATGTACAAAGTATTATAGACAAAGCGAGGGGTGTATTTGGCCTCACGAATAGCTCGGAAGCTTACCAAGAGTACAAAAAAGAGATTAGCATTGTGCAGCATAGAATTAATCGCCTCACAGATCAAGATACCTCAAAACTTAAAAGGGCTTACCAAGACATACTGGATATTACAAATAAATCAAGCGCTGCACAAGTTGAAAATGCCATTAAATACGCATCATATTTCAAAGAACGATACAATACCGAAAGAATAGCACGTACTGAAATGGCAAGGGCTTATGGTGACGCTGCTTTTAGCGATGCGATTTACACTGACGATATTGTTGGAATACAATTTAATTTAAGTGATAGGCACGTTGAGTTTGATATATGCAATTTTCACTGCGAAGCTGATTTATACGGAATGGGTGCTGGGATATATCCAAAGGAACGCGCTCCAGAATATCCTTTTCATCCGAACTGCGTACTACCCGGAAATAGAATTTATTTCAGAGGCAATATAGTCGCTGCATCCAAGAGCTTTTACCGTGGCGATGTCGTTGAAATAACCACGGTATCCGGAAAGCGATCCACCGTTACTGGTAATCACCCTATATTGACGAATCGGGGTTGGATTGCTGCTCATAAACTTACAAAAACTGACAAGATATTGAGTAGTAAAATCAGTAATAGGCCATGTTTTACAATGAGTCCAGATGATAACGAGAGACAACCCTTGATCGAGGATATATTTACTACGTTCAATGAATCTATCGGAGTGTCTTCCACTGGAATGGAAGCAACCCCCGAAGATTTCCACGGCGATGGGAAGTTCCTTAATGGTAAAATCAATATTGTATCTTCCAAGAGGAAATTGGGGTATACATTCAATTCCTTGCTTTTTGAGATTTTCTATAATAAGATTTTCAGAAGCAGAATTATGGACAATATTTTTGGAGTTATAAAGAGCAATCTTCGCCCTATGTTCTTCTGTTTGTTTTTTGCCTCTAACAGAATCATGAGCTTTTTCAGTAATGCGCTTATAATATTCAGGAGTAGCATGAAGAGAGTTAAACAAGGCAACCCCTTCTTTCATAGAACGCCGTTTAACATTAGCTTTTATCAAGAGTTTTTTGATAGTATTTCTACAAGCCCCAGTTCTGTTAGAAATGCTCTTTTCGGACTCTCCCCCGATATAGCTCTTGACTATATCGCCGACATTAAGACCTTCGCTTATTCTGGACATGTTTATGACCTCCAAATAGGTGATGATACAATATACATAAGCAATGGGGTAGTTGTCAAGAATTGCCTTTGCAATATATCAACAATATACAACGGTGAAGTTCCAGATAAATCGGGTAGTGATTATGATCCTAAGCAGGGTAAAAAATATCTGGAAAAATTATCGGATCAAGATCGTAAGGATTTAATGGGAATAAAAGGCGCGGAGGCGTTTGCTGACAGCCCCAAAACGTGGGAGAAGAATCTGCGCAATTGGAACGGCCAGGAAAATAAAGAGGCGACTATACCAGAAAGCGTATTGTATGGGGAAAAGTAAAAAGTTAGTGCCTGACACTCCAAAGGTTAAGCTGCCTAAAAAGCGGGTTAAGCCGGCGCGGTACATGAGCGATAGCGAGCCTGTTTATCGTGTTGGACAATCGGTAACAATGCCCGAAGATGAGAGAAATTACCTTGATTATGTATAAATTACCGATTTATCTTGATTTATTTTACGCAATAGCTTATTATTATTAATAGGCAGCACAACGGCTACCAAAAACATTTACATGGAGGCGTTTTATGGCAGTAAAACTTTTAGGCAATGCAATCCAGCCTACTGATAACGCAGTAGGATACAATCTGACAATCGGTACGTTTACAAGCGCGGAAGTTAATACTGATCCGCTAAATAAGCTCAATTCCGCTAAAACAAAAAGCGTTGATATTTGTTGTGACGATGCTGGTGCGGCTCTTTCAGCGACGGCATACAGGTCGATACGCGGGCGTATGCTTTTGACCTACGCGCAGAGCGGTGATCTGTCCGTTTTTGGCGTACAGGGACACCTAAAAAATAAAGCCGCCGATACCTCGACCGGGAACAAAGCTGGCGTATGGGGTTACTACGAAGCGGTCAGCGGTGCGACTGTAGCGACACAGACATCCGGCGTTTACGGCATGATTGATGTTCCGAGCGGTGCGACAATCGGAGCCGGGACTATCGGAGCATTCCAGGTTGGCAGTAATGATCTCGGTGGCACACATACCGGAAAAGCGGTTGGTATCAATTTTACCGAAGCATTGACCGGCGCATTTGATGCGGCATTTGCATTTCCGAGTGGTGCGGAATTTATCACCGCATCGCAACTTACCGGCGGAACAAGCCAGTATATCAAAATCCTTATCAATGGTAAGGCGTATACTGTCGCCGCGACGTGTGCTTCATAATGATTACGAAGGAATTTTTAGACAAGCGTGTGACGGAGCTTGTTTGTGCGTATGATTCTACTGTTGAGCGGTTGCACAATATCGCAGGTGCGATACAAGAAGTGAAGTATCTTATTCAGCAGACAGAAAAAGAGCAGGAGAAAAAAGAAGTCGTTTGATCTTTGACATAATCGGGCAGTAATTATCCTTTAGCGGGGAGAGTTATTGCAGTTTTGACTTAGGGCAATATCGGTGCCGATACACTGATATTGCCCTTTTTTATTGCCCATTTATATACTCCCTTGAGGAGAAATGTAGTATGTCCCTGAGACACAAAACACGGCCTTGAGCCGAAAGGATGGAATGTATGGATTTGAATGAAGTGGTTGGCTCTTTGACAGACGATCAAAAGGGAATTGTACTCGCGGCAATCGAGGCTGAGAAGTCACGCGGCATTGAAGCGGCTAACAAAAAAGGCGCAGAAAATGCCAGGTTGCGCAGGGAAACAGAAGCATATCGCAATGCTATTCGTAACACATTTGAAATAGACGTTACGAGTGCCGACGAATTACCTGATGTGCTATCACGATTCAAAACAAAAACAGTAGCCAGCGGAGAATACGTACCTATAAAAGATTTTGAGTTGCTAAAGAAACAGATTTCAGAGCGGGATGCTAAAATAGAAGCGGCTAACCGTGATCTGCGCAACTCAAAAACAGCAGAAAAGCTGAACAAGGTTATATGCGATCATTTTCACGCTGCTGATTATCTTATTAAAGACCTCATTGCACAAGACAGGGTTAGGTTGACAGAATCTGGCGATGTGGTTTTTGTTGATGGTGATGAGGAAATAGAAGCAGCAAAAGGAATTGAAAAGCTGAAAAAATCACGACCTGACCTTGTAAAAAACACATCAAAACCCGGAAGCGGAGGCGCTGGTGGGTCTAAAGATAAAAAAAATGAAAAATCAATATCATTAGATGAATTTAACAACCTTTCTGGTTTAGAGCGTAACAGGCTCATGGCAGAAGGGTACAAACTAACATAACAAGGAGTTTTTATGTCAGCAGGCGATTTTACCATGACAAGCATTGCCCCGGTACTTTACTCGGCAGCGCAGACAGTTTCACAGGAGCCTATAGGTTTCCTCAATTCAATTTCTACCACGTTTGACGACAAAGGTGTTGCCAAAGGCGATACCGTTTACGTTCCGTATACCGCGAAGAATACGGTTGCTGAATACACGCCTGCCGCTTATGCCGATCTCGGTACTGCGGCGACTGCGTCGAGCATTGGTATTTCGATCAGCAAATCGTACATGGATTCGTGGTCGGTTTCTGGCGAACAGGAACGGTCACTCCTTAACGGTGACAACGGTGCGGAATGGTTGCGTCTCAAGACCGAAAACGCAATGCGTACAGTTCGCAATGCGATGGAAGTACTCGCGTTTACCGCCGTGAAAAACGGTTCATCCAGAGCGACCGGCACGGCAGGCACGACACCTTTCGCAAGCGATCTTACGGCACTTACTGCCGCTAAGAAAATCCTGGTGGACAATGGCGCACCGCTTTCTGATCTGCAATGCGTTATGAACTCCGATGCGGCGATGAATCTGTCGAACCTTGGTATTTACAACCAGGCTATGATTGCTGGTTCAGATACGGAACGTCGGACAGGCAAGTACCTCCCGCAGCATGGTTTCAACATCAGCGTATCCGGTGGGATTTCTTCACATACCGCCGGAGCAGGTACTGGCTACGATCTCACATCTGCTTCGCATCCTGTTGGAACGACGACGCTCATTACTGAGAGCGGAACAGTTAATGGTACCGGTTTTGTAGCTGGTGATGTTATTACTAAAGCCGGTGGAACCACTGACGCGAATAAATACGTTGTTAATACAGGTCTTGTTGCAACAAGTGGAAATCTTGTAATCAATAGGCCGGGTCTTGTGGTAGTTGGTGCTGATGCTGATGAATTGACAATCGGTGGATCGTACACAGGCGCATTCTGCTTTGAGCGTTCTGCTGTTGTTGGTGTTGTGCGGCCCCCGCTGATCCCAGCGAGCGCCATTCTTCAGACTCAGCTTGTTACGGATCAGTTCGGTCTTACGTATCTGTTTGTCCGTTGCATAGGCGATGGCATCATCACCTATCGAATACACCTCTGCGGTGGTTTCAAGTCCGTACAGAGTGAACACATTGCAACCATTCTTGGATAAGGGGTTATCATGGTACAGGTACGATGGAACAATATTAATGGCGGTAGGGATAGGGTAAAAACTATTCCTTCTGATAAAGTTGCGGAGTATCTGTCCTATGGGTGGATTGTATGTGAAGATGTTGTACAGGAACCGGTAGAAATGCCGGTTCCTGTTGTTTTAACTGAGCAAGATCCGTATGTTGATAATACAGAATACGGTAAAATAGTTGCTGTTAATCCTGAACCTGAAAAAGAAATCGGTTCAAATGTTGATAGGCTTGAGGCAGAAATGAAAAAACACAAGCGCGGTCGTGGCAGGCCTAAAAAATAATGGAATTAAAAGTTACCATTGACTTGGATAGTTTTCTCAAAGCGTTTAATGCTATACCTGATATTGCAAAAAAAGAAATGACTCAGGAAATAGCTGGAGTTAGCAGGTCAATACAGAATCAAGCACGTACCGTTCATAGATTTAAAACGAAGTCCGGTAATCTTGCAAGATCAATTTGGTATACGATTAGGAATAAAGGATTATCCGCAGAAATATTTTTGAATGAAAGTACTGCACAATACGGAAAATATGTGCATGATGGAACAAGAGCGCATACTATAAGACCACAAACAAGAAAATATTTGTATTTTGTTTCTGGTGGAAATAAAGTGTTCGCCAAAAAAGTCAATCATCCAGGCATTAATCCTGATCAATTTTTATACGAAGCTGCACAAATAAAAGAGCCTGATTTTATCATTAAAATGAATACTGCTGTTGATCGTGTCATTAAATTAGCGGGGTTCTAAATGGCATATACTGCAAAATACATAGCGTTTACAGATATAACAGATAGTGTTGTCCGTGATTTTGTTCAATCTGGAGCGGAAGATGGACGGCATGATATTTGGATGGAGAACACTGACCTTGAACTTGAGGCGCTTGCGCTTGAGCGTGGCGTTGTTTCTACGAGTATATATGAAACTCCATTAAGTTACAGGATAAAAGAATATGCGATTGCATATTTTTGTTTCCTTGTATGTCAAGATTGTACTGCTGAAAATAATGTTGAGGTGCCTGAAAATGAAAGCTATTTCAAAAAATTGATATGGTATAAAGAGCGTTGCGAATTGCTTAAAAGTCAGATCACAAAAGAAATGTTTATGAATACAGCGCAATCACTCTCTCCTTATCAAATGGTGCAAACAGGAATTTTATACAGATCATGACAGCAAGAGCAACAACTATATCTGGAGAGATTGCAACTATTATCAGTGGTATGACCACTGTTGGCGGGTATAACTATACATGGGGAACAATCAACCAGGCTGATCGTGCGCGTGTGAGTGCGTATCCGTGCGCGTTGATAAGGTATAATACAGAAACAGCGGTTGAGGGGATTAACGGGCTGTATGGATTTCAAGAGGCTGAAGTAATAATAAGTGTTGATTATCGTATCACTCCAACCCTGACAGTACAACCAGAGATCACAGCTGACAGTGCGCTTGATATGGCATTGGCTGATTTAATAAAAGTATTCGGCGCTAACAATACTGGATATTTGCCATTGAGTAAAGAGGCTGTATTGTCGTTTAAGAGCAGCGAGAAAATACCAGATAAGCGTGGCAATACGTATCATCCGACAAGTTTAGTGACTAAATGGAATTTGTTTTATCATAATAGTTGAGAAAACAAAATATGTCATTTCCTATACTCTGGTGGAAAGCCGAAGATAACCCGAACGAATCCCAAGCCGGGGTTAACGCTGTTTGGAACACTACCCCCGCGTACGCAACGGGTAAAGTAGGTAAGGCATTTTCTTTTTCTTTCGGGTTAGGTGATAACTACGGATTATCAACTGTAAATAATGCGCTTTTTAATTTTGCGGCTACGGGTTCGTTCTCGATACGTTTATGGTTAAAGCTTGCCGATACGATTATCGGCAATCCAGGGACGTTCGTAGTAAAAGGACTGTATGCTCAAAATAAAAACTACGGTATCGGTATAAACACCTTGAATAATCTTTTCTTTTATTATAATAATTCAACAGCGGTGACTACCGGGTATACTATAACCGATACAAATTGGCATGACCTTTTATTTACGTATGCAAATGGCAAATGGAATATTTACGCCGATAGTGTGAATGTAACGAGTGCGACTATCTTAGCGGGAACGTATTTAATATCAAACACGGATCTATCGTTAATTTTTGCACAAGCATATTATAGCGACTTTCAGGGGTTGCTTGATGAAATAAGAATTTATGATAGTGTTATTACACCTAATAACCAGGATGGGCCTATGGTACCTACTTTTCAAAAGCTTAATTTGCTTACTGCCAAAGTGCAATCTGCACTTGGATCTAAAGCAACGCCAGCGGCAGCAGATTTCATAACTGTTGACGATAACTTTTCACTTGACTATAAAAAAGAGTTCGCAGAGCAAGCGCTCGCGCAAGGGATATTTGGAAATCCTCAGGCTGTTGCCGGGATGAGTTTGGTTGATGTAAAGGTAACGCTCCCTATTATTCCAACCGGATCGGCCACTGTCCCCAATGTCGGCGGGTTCCTTAATTGTTGCGGTATGGTGTATGCACTTGCGACAAAAAAGCATTCATGGGCACCTACAAGCGTTATTGCGACTAACTGGAAAGATATGACTCTATGGGGTTATACTGGCGATAAAACTGCCGGTGATACTATTATCACCAAGGCTCATAGTGTTATGTTCGACTATGAAATTAGCGGTGAGGTTGGGAAACCTTGCACTATAACATTTACTGGCAAAGGTGTTCCAGATGGCGCACCTGCTGCCGGAACTTATTTGACAGATACTATTGCAGCAATTAGTACTGTTCCGCCTGCTGTTCTCAAAAATGCGACTCAGACTATCAACGGTCTTGCTTTGCACATTCTAAAATTTTCTGTTAAAGGTGGTAATGATGTGCAGATGATCAAGAATATGGGAGATGAGAGCGGTAATTTGCAGAGTATGATTGTTAATAAAAAGGCATCGTGGTCAGTAACCGCATACATGGAAGATGCAAGCTCTATTAATCCAACAACCGGAATGGCTGCTGGCACGCTTGCGACTACTACTATCAAGTTCGGTAGTGCTGCTGATAGTTATATCAGTATTACAAGCGGATCGAATAAAAGCGAGATACGCGAATGCAAGCAAAGCGTTGATAATGGTCTAATGGTATGGGAAATCACAGGATCATTAGTTGATAACGATTTTACAGTTGCTATCAATGATGCATAACCTTAACAGCAAGAAAGGGGAATACGCATGATACCCGTATCCTCAAAGGAAAGTATTGAATACGTTGACAGTGATAAAGTTGTATGGAAATTTAAGCCAAAGACAGGATCACTGGAAAAGGAAATGTTTGGAATTTACGATGAAAACATTGATTACAAAGCACGTTTGACTGTTGTTGATGCTTTCATTGATAAAATCCTAATTAGTCCTAAAGCTGATTATAACAGTGATGAGCAGGCTGAAATAATTAAGTATTGGAACCTGGCGAACAGACTAACCACAGAGGAAAAAAAAAGTTAATTGTCGCAGTTTTGATGCAATATAAACCGTTTTCATTGGCATATAATTGCGGAAATTGTGATAAAAAACAGAAAAAAGATCGTGGATGCAATAGGAATGTAAAAAACAACCTACAAATTGACTGTACTTGTGGTGGGGTTGATGGATGTGAAATATGTTGCAGGCCATTGTCGAAAGGCAAGAGTAAGAAAATAAGCTGGGGTTGGTTTAATATTAATCGGTGTCCTGTTAGTTTTTGTAATGATATAAATATAAACAGATTTATTCCTTACTTCTGGCATTTTAAGGCGACAAACAATATGTGCTATCCAGATGGACAAGGAAGATACGAACAGCCTTCAAAACTATTGGAGGCTTTTTCTATTTGTGGATTCATGGTTAACAAGCGTGAACAAATAGAAATTGATAACGCAAACAAAATGGCTAAGAAATAGGTTGATATTATGGCTGAACATGACATTAATGTAAAATTAAATGTTGTAGATAATATGTCACAGCCTATTGCTGATGCTTCAAAGAAGGTCGATTCCTCACTGAAGCAGACAAAAGATTCATTTAAGGGTTTGGGTGATGAGATAAAGGGCAATTTTGTTAATGCTATTAAAGGCGCTGTTGTTGCTTATATTGGAATGCAGGGAATACAAAAAGTAACGCAATTTTTAAAAGAATCAAGATTAGAATACCAGGAATCTGTTAGAGTTCAAGCGCAACTCAGAACTGCGTTAGGATATACATCAACTGCATTAAATCAACAAGCGGAAGCATTAGGACAAAAATTAAAAGTTGACAACGAAGAAATTACTGCTGTACAGGTTAAAATAGCTAATTATGTTAAAAATGATGAAGCTGTAAAGCAATTAACTCCAGCTATTCTTGATCTTGCTGCTGCAACTGGCATGGACATGGCAAGTGCGGCTAACATTGTAGCAAAAGCTATAAATGATGATTCAGATGAATTGGGTAAGTTTAAAATAGCGGTAGATGGCGCAAGAGGGAGCGCAGAAAGAACGCAATCTGTTATTG